TCAGAGTGCGACCTCTCTGGAGAGAGGCAGGTGCGAAGGGCTAAGCACCACAGACCTAAGACGGCAAGAGTGCTCCGCTAGCTCCGCGCCTCGACGCAGCGTGACTGCAACGGACCCTCGTGCTAGGCCCTGGTCAGGGAAGGAGCTGCGCTGTGGTCGTCATCGAGGTCCAAGAGAAGGGGCAAGGGGTTTACGAGGCCCGTGTGGACGGGCGCTTCCTGTGTTCGTCTGGCCAGCCCTTCTGTGACGCTGCTCGGGTGCTCCTCTCTGAGGGCACAGACCCTCGGACACGGATAGTGATGAGGCGGAAGGGGTCTTCCTGGGACTGCCTGGGTGGGGTACTAGGGAGGGTCGCGAAGATGAGCGTGTGTGAGCCCACTAAGGAGAAAGCTCACTTCATCAGGTGGAGGCCTTTCCCCCGCTTAGATTTATAAGGGGGCCGGGAGCCCAACCATAGCGTTGCCCGTTGCGTAAATGGAACACTTAATAGAGAACCATGGCCAGCCGAGGACTCCATCCCCACAGGCATCTGTACAACGTCTGGTGGTACCGGAGGCGCAGGCAGCAGCTGGACGGGCACCCCCTGTGCGCAATGTGCTTGGCTGAGGGGCAGGCCGTCCCGGCCACGGTCGTAGACCACGTCACTCCGCACCAAGGCGACCCGTGGATCTTTCGAACGAGCGAGTTGCAGTCCCTGTGCGCCTGGCACCACGACGCGCACAAGAAAGAGGACGAGGCGAGAGGGTACCGTGGAGGGTACGGTCCCGATGGCCTCCCCCTCGATCCCAGTCACCCGGCCTTGATAGGGGGCTCCGGCCTGCCTGGCCTGGCTGGACCCCCTGCCTCAAGAATTAAGGGGGCGGGGGGGAGGGGAGAAAAATCGTAATTGCCAGGAAGCCGCGGCGCGCGCCCTCCCGTCGGCCACAATGGTTTCTAGCGACCAGCAGGAGCCAGCGGGTGACGGTGTCAATGTTGCCGGGGGTAGGATATATCCCTCAGTGAGCAGCGCGACGTAACACGTTCCTAGGAGCTCGGCGGGACATGTCAGGCCGGTCGAACGTTTTAGATACCCTGATACCCATACTCCCTGGCCTGCGGCCAGAACCCCCAGAGGGGTTGCGGCAGGACATGAAGGGAGAGTGGCGGAAGATAGTGGGACGGATGCCCTCAGGTTACTTCCCCTTGGAGACTTTGCCCCTCTTGGAGGAGTTGTGCCGGAACATCTGCATGTGCCGGGTCATGACGACCTGGTTGGACAAGGTTGACCCGACGACGGCGGTGGGTCCAGTGGCGAAAGAGTACGGTCGCATCTCGACGCTCTACCTGAAGCACGCCGGGGCCGTGGCCTTCCTTTCTCATAAGATGCGCCTCAGTCAGTCCAGCACGGTCTTTGGCAACCCCAAGAAGTATGTAGCCATGCGCGGCACTGACCCCACGTCGGCCGGCAAGCCCTGGTCCGATGCCTAAGCGCGTCTCGGGCGACGAGATAATCCGGTGGGTCGAGCAGTACTGCTTCGTCCCCGAGGGGAAGAAGATAGGCCAGCCGTTCCACTTGATGGAGTGGCAGAAGACCGAGATCCGGCGGATCTACGACGCGCGAGACGGCCCGGCTCGGCGGGCGATCCTGAGCTTCGGCAGGAAGAACGGCAAGACTTCTCTGGCGGCGGTGCTTCTCCTGGCGCACCTAGTGGGGCCGAAGCTGATCGCGAACTCGCAGCTCTACTCGACAGCGCAGTCGAGGGAGCAGGCGGCCATCATCTTCCAGCTCGCGGCTAAGATCGTCCGGATGAGCCCAGGCCTGGCGCCGTTCGTCACGATCCGCGACGCGGCCAAGGAGCTGCTCTGCGACGAGATGGGGACGAAGTACCGCGCCCTCTCGGCGGAAGCTTCGACGGCGTTCGGCCTCAGCCCGGTCTTCGTCGTCCACGACGAGCTGGGCCAAGTCGAGGGGCCGCGGTCGGAGCTCTACGAGGCCATGGAGACGGCTACCGGCGCCCAGGAGTCGCCGCTGACCCTGATCATCTCGACGCAGGCGCCGACGGACAACGACTTGCTGTCCATCCTGATCGACGACGCGATGACCGGAGCAGACCCGAGGACCATCGTGTCCCTGTACACGGCGCCGATGGACCTGGACCCGTTCGACCCGGCGACGATCCGGCTGGCCAACCCGGCGCTCGGGGACTTCTTGAACGAGCAAGAGGTCCTCGCGATGGCGGACGACGCCAAGCGCATGCCGACTCGAGAGGCCAAGTACCGCAACCTGGTCTTGAACCAGCGGGTCGAGGCGAACAACCCGTTCGTCTCGGTCGACGTCTGGAGGGCCTGCGGCAAGAAGGCAGTGGCCGACCTGAAGGGCCGGGCGGTCTACGCCGGCCTCGACTTGTCGGAGTCGCACGACCTGACGGCCCTGGTCCTGATCGGCGACGTCGGCGGCGAGTGGCACGTCCGGCCGACGTTCTGGCTGCCGAGCTGGGGCCTCCGGGAGAAGTCAAGGGCGGACCGCATCCCGTACGACTTGTGGCACCGCGAGGGTTTCCTCGAGACGACCCCCGGCAAGAGCGTCAGCTACGAGTACGTGGCCGAGTACCTGATCGGGGTCTTCGACTCCCACCAGGTCGTCAAGATCGGCTTCGACCGGTGGAACATGAAGCACTTGAGGCCATGGCTGGTCAAGGCCGGGTTCACGGAGCAAGTCATCGCCGAGAAGTTCGTCGAGTTCGGCCAGGGCACGCAGTCGATGAGCCCCGCCCTGCGGGAGCTCGAGAGCCTGGTCCTCGACGAGAAAGTGCAGCACGGCTCGCACCCGGTCTTGCAGATGTGCGCCGTGAACTCTGTGGTCGAGGGCAAGGACAGCTCCAACCGCAAGCTGAGCAAGAACCGCTCGAGGGGCCGGATCGACGGGATGGTAGCTCTCGCCATGGCCGTCGGGGTCGCTCCGATCAAGGCCCTAGCGTTCGACCCCATGGCCCTGATAGGCTAGCGCCGGCTGAACTGTGACGGTTCCCAGCCGGGGCTCGCGGCGGCTCCTGCGAGCATTAGCCCGCTAAGCCGGAGTCGCCGCGTCAAATGGAGACAGTCGAGGACACGTTCACGCCGCCCTCGCCGATCGAGTACGTGGCCAACGAGTACCTGAGCGAGCGAGAGACTGCGGTCGTCGTCGGCCTGATAGGCTCGGCCAGTCCGCGGGTCGTCCTCGAGGTCGGCGTGAACCTAGGGAAGACCGCGGCCGCCCTCTTGGCCGGAGTGCCCTCGATCGAGGCGTACGTCGGCGTTGACGTCGACTACGGCCACCGGACGTCTCTGTCCTGCCAGCGGCGAGAAGTCCCGGTCAGCGCCGGGAAGTACGCGTGGCCGGACGGGAGGTTCTGGCTCCTGAGCAAGGACTCTCGGGAGCTGAGCGCCGCCGACCTCGAGCCGATCGACGCGGCGTTCATCGACGGCGACCACTCTGAGGCCGCAGTGCTCCACGACTCCAGGCTGGCTCGAGACCTCTTGCGCCCCGGCGGGGTCGTCGTCTGGCACGACTACGGCAACCCGGCAGTCGAAGTCACTCGAGCCCTCGACTCCCTGGCCGCCCACGGCTGGCCGATCCGCTGCGTCCGAGGGACGTGGCTAGCGTTCATGAGGAAGACCCATGACAGTCCATAGCCCGCGCCGCCCCTTCCAGCCCGACCTCGACGAGGCGCCGCTGTTCGCTCGTGACAGCACTCCAGGCAACCCGTTCACTCGGCTCGTCACGGCGCAGGTGATAGCCGCGGTCCAGCGCTGCACGGCGCACAGCGTCGCGGAGAGGATGTGGCCGACGGACCGCGTCGTGCGCGCCGTCCTTGAGCGGGCCACGTCGACCCCGGCGATGACGACGGTCACGGGCTGGGCCGCGGAGCTCGTCCACCAGGTCACCGCGGCCGCCCTGGCGGCGCTCGGCCCCGCGTCGGCCGGCGCGGACGTCTTGAAGGCGGGCCTGGTCCTTGACTACTCTGGGGCTGGCACTATCTCGTTCCCGGGGTTCGTCGCGGCCGCCGGCAACGCGTCGTTCGTGGCGGAGGGAGACCCGATCCCCGTCCGGCAGCTGACTGCGGGGCCGGGGACGATGCCGCCGCACAAGATCGCCGTCATCTCGGTGCTCACGCGAGAGATGACTGAGTCGGGCAACGCTGAGGCGCTGATCACTGACGCGTTCGTCCGGTCGTGCGGCCTGACCCTTGACGCGGTCTTGTTCGGCAGCGGCGCGGCCACGGCGGCTCAGCCGGCTGGCCTGCGCAACGGCGTCGCGGCGCTGACTGCGTCGACCTCGACGGACTTGTACGAGGCGTTCTTCGAGGACGTGTCGGCGCTCGTCAGCGCCGTGTCGACTGTCGCGGCGAACGGGCCGATCTACGTCGTGTCCAGCGCGGGCCGCGGCGCGGCCATGTCCCTCCGGACGCCCGCAGACGAAGAGGGGAGGATACGGTTCGTCAGCTCGTCGGCCGTCGGCAACGACGTGGTCGCAGTCGCGGCCGCGGGCCTGGTGTCGTCCCTCTCGCCGACGCCGGAGACTGAAGTGGCCAACGCGTCGACCTTGGTCATGGACACGGCGCCCGGCGCGGCTGGGACGATGGGGCCGGAGCGGTCGGTCTTCCAGACTGACTCGCTGGCGCTCAAGGTCCGGTGGCCGCTGACTTGGGCGCTGCGGTCGTCGCAGGCCGTCGCGTGGCTGACGCCGACTTGGAAGTAGCCGCGTGGGCAGAATGAACCGAGCAGTAGGGTCTTGGGGCGGGTTCGGCGAGGACTTGCCAGAGCTCGAGCCGCTCGTCGGCGCCGAGAAGACAGACTACGGCTGGCGCGGGCTGACCGCCGAGGGAGAAGTCCTCGAGGTCAGGAGCGAGGAAGGGAAGCCGCCGTCGATCCCCGAGTCAGTCACCGTCGTCGCCAACGACGGCATCGTGCTCGGCCGCCGGGCCGTCCCGCCAGAGGTGACTGACGTGGCGTCGTACCTCGGCCACTTCGAGGCTGCTCGGCAGCTCCACCGGATGGGTCGGGACGAAGAGGCCCTGGCGGAGCTCGACATGGCCGTGGCGATCGCGCCGACGGCGCGGGCTCGATACAACCGGGCGTTCGTCTTGCTGGCCCTGGGGCGATGGATCGAGGGCTTCGGCGAGTACGAGGCGTGCGAGAGGCACAAGCCGTTCGCTCGGCCGAAGTCGCTCGAGGCGGCCGCGGCGGGGGTCAAGCCGTGGCGCGGCGAGGGCGTGTCGGGAAAACGGCTCTTGCTAGTCCACGACCACGGCTTCGGCGACACGATCATGATGCTGCGGTACGTCTCGGTCCTGAAGATGGCCGGAGCCGACGTCGTCATCTGGGTGCCGCCAGAGCTAGCTCGAGTGGCCTCGCAGTTCGCAGAGGTCACGACCGGCTTGGTCAAGGCTGACCTCTACGTGTCAGTCTTGCACTTGATGAGGTGGCTCGAGGTCGTGCCGGAGAGCGTGCCGACGGGGCCGTACGTCGAAGTCGACCCGAACCTGAAGGCGAAGTGGCACGAGAGGATCGGCGGCTCAAGGCTGCCGAGGATCGGCGTGGCCTGGTCCGTCGGCGTCGAGTACGACGGCGACTACCCTCGAGCAGTCTCCCTGGTCGACCTCGTCGCGAAGTACGCTCCGGGCGCAGAGCTGCACAGCGTCCAGACGAACGACCGCGCCACGGCAGACTTCTTAGGAGTGGCGAACTACGCGTTCGAGGACTTCGCTGACTGCGCGGCCCTGATGAGCTTGATGGACCAAGTCGTCTCGGTCGACACTGCGGCCGTCCACTTGGCCGGCGCGATCGGCCACCCGCGCGTCACAGTCTT